TACTCGGACAGATCGAGGGACTTGCCCAGGGTATGAGCCAAAACATGTTTGGCGAATCGGCTGGCACAATGAAAGATATGTGGAAGCGCATGACACGCAATCAAGAAAACGACGCTAAGAAAATGCATCAGAAACTAAACGAAGCTGGTGACGCTAAGAAGCTATCACAAATAGCAGAGAAGGTCGTCAAGGGCGGAGACGTATTTGATTTAGGACTATATGATGAAAAGGGACTACAAAGTGGTGGTGAAATCAGTGATATAGCAGGTGCAGTAAGCAGTAATTTTGGCGTTTCATTTAATCCGAATCCTTAAAGGACTATAGAATGACAGATAAAAAACATAAGCAGACTCCGCCAAAATGGTCAGAGAAACATAAGTCGGACGCACGTAAGGCTCAATCAACTGGTTCATATCCAGACTACTTTTCGTGGAAGACACGCTCAGGGCACGTTCTACAATTAGATGATAGTAAGGGTGCGGAGACTGTAACGCTACAGCATCGTAGCGGCACTGCCATACAGATGACTCCAGATGGATCATTACATATCACAGCACATAATGGTAAGTATGAGGTGACCTTTGGTGAAAATCGGATGACTATCTCTGGCGCTCAAGATATCACAGTCAAGGGAGATGCATCACTCAGAGTATATGGTGACTATAATGTTACCTGTCATAAGGATTACAATCTCACAGTTCTTGGCAACTTTAATCTTGCTGCCAAAAATCACAATAGACATATTCTTGGTAACATTGACACGCAAGCAAGAAACGAAAACAAAAAACTGATGGGATCGTCAGCCAAGATCGCACGTGGTGGTATTGCCTATCATGCTAAAGGTTCAGTTGCTATGACCTCACAGTCTGACAAGGGATTCTTTGGAGGTGCTGCCGGTGCTATGCTCTGGGCTAAAAATGGTGACATTGTTAGCAGTATTGAAGAACAAGGTGATCATTACGTTGATACAAAAGACGGTAGTATCAATCATGTTGCTGATGGACAAGATGGTTCCATTCGTATGCAGTCCAAACAAGGCAAGATGGAATTTAAGTCAAAAGATGATATGAACCAGACAGTAGAACAAGGTCATCACAAAATAACGGCTGATACTGGTGATATTGGACAAGAAGCAAAGACCGGCAGCATAGAAACAAAAGCACCTGCTGGCGGCGTTAAGACCTCAGCAAAGAACTTTAGTGTAAACGCAACACAAAGCGCCGAAGTAATCACACAACAAAAGCTGGATCTACGTGCTACAGGTGACGCATCATTGACAGGTGCAACAACACATGTTACAGGTCAATCAAATGTCAATATCAAAGGTGGTTCAATGGCTAACATTGATGGCCCCTCTGGACTTAATCTAAACAGTCTATTGAGTGTGATAATGCCTGCAATCAATCTACAGATACCATTTGATTTTGGTAGTATTACTGATGCCGAGACAAAGAAACTTACGTCAGATGGAACAATGGCTCCTGATATACCTGCTGGTAATGACGAAGTTAAGGGTTGGGACTACGCATAAATAACATAATTAGGCAAGGACTAACATGGCACAGATAAATATCAGCAGACAACCAGATTATTCTGATCTTGATTTGGATTTTAAAATCAATCCAATCACTGGTGATATCAATAAGAAAAAGGGTGTGGATGCGGTCAAGAGATCCATTCGCAATCTTATCTTTACAAACTTTTACGAAAGACCTTTTAAGTCAGAACTAGGTTCTGGTGTGACCGCTTTGCTATTTGAAAATGTAGATGTTATCACAGCATCAGAAATCAAAGACGCTATACTAATACTAATAAATACCTATGAGCGTAGGGTTCAATTGACAGACGTTCGTGTATATGCTGATATCGACAATCATGGTTTCAACATTCAAATGGATTATATAATTCTCAATACACAAACTCCTGCTACCTTTAATCTATTCCTTGAATTCGATAGAACTAATGTCTAGAGCAAATACAACCCTCAGAGTATCGGAGTTAGATTTTAACTCTATACGAAACAATCTAAAGACATTTCTAGGTAGTCAGTCAGAGTTCACCGACTATAACTTTGAAGGTTCTGGCATGTCCGTTCTATTGGACATTCTAGCATATAACACATACTACAATTCTTATTATCTCAACATGGTAGCTAATGAAGCGTTTCTAGACACGGCTCAGATTAGACAGAACATTCTTTCACAAGCCAAGTTGATCAATTATATTCCAACGTCACCACATTCTGCTGAAGCTATGGTTACTATTCGTGTCACACCAACAACATCAGAAAATCAAACACTAGACACTATCACACTAGACAAGTATACCAGATTACTCGGTGCTGATATCGAAGGCACAAACTATCCATTCGTTACACTCTATTCAAACACAGCTAGTAAGTCCTCTGGTTCATTCTTGTTTCCTAATGTATGGATTAAGCAGGGTGAAGTAATCACTCAACAACTTGCTATGACTGCTAATAATAAGACAGCAAGATTTGAGATTCCATCAGCTAACGTTGACTCTGACACAATCACTGTAACCGTCCAGGAATCGTCTTCTAATTCATATACAGAAGAATTTCTACACTCATCTGATATCACATCAGCGACAGCAAACAGCCGTATTTACTTCTTAGAAGAGAATGAAAATCTAAATTACACACTACAGTTTGGTGACGGTGTTCTTGGTTATCGTCCTAAAAATGGTAATATCATTATTGTGACCTATGTTGATACACAAGGTTCAATGGGTAATGACGTTTCTAAGTTTAATTTCGTTGAACCAATCGGCGACACATATACCGGAAACGTTCGTGTTACAACTGTATCAAATTCCAGAACAGGTGCAGATAAAGAAGACTTAGATAGAATTAGATTGAGAGCACCACAGTTCTATACAGCACAGAACCGCTGTGTTACTGTCCGGGACTATGAAACAATTCTAGTGAAAGACTATCAGCATATTGACGCTGTTTCTATCTGGGGTGGTGAAGACAACGATCCACCAGTTTATGGTAAGGTTTATATCTCTATCAAGACTAGAGATTTCTTTACACTCACCACGTTAGAAAAAGAAAATATCAAACAAAATCTAATCAAGAATAAGAATGTTGTTACTGTGACTCCTGTTATTGTTGATCCTGACTATATCTTTGTTACAGTTCGTGGTAAGGTTTACTATAATCCATCACTAACAACTAAGCCGGCAACTGAAATTTTACAGCTTGTTAAGCAGGCTGCTTATGACTATGCCGATGCTGAATTGAATACCTATCGCTCAACATTCAAGAAAGCAAAGATCCAGAGTTATATTGAAAGAGCGGATCCATCAATCACCGGATCTGATATCACAATTTATCTACAAAGCCGTCAGATTATACAACTAAATCTAAAAAGTATTACTATAGATTTAAGACACCAATTGAAAGAGGCACATTTACTAATAAGCTATACTCTTTCCCACAGATTACAGTCCTTGATAGTGGTCTAGTCAATCGTAACGTGTTCTATGAAGAGGAGCCAAACTCATTCACTGGTGTAGATAGTATTGAGCTATTGACTCCTGGTAGGGATTACATCGCCGCTAATGTCGCTATTACTGGTGATGGTACTGGTGCAACTGCCACAGCAAGAGTTGTTAATGGTAAAGTTACCTCAATTGAGATTACTAACAAGGGTATCAACTATTCCCGTGCTATTGTAACAATCACTGACGATGAACAAGTCGGATCAGAGTCCACAGCCAAAGCAGTTCTAGAAGCAAGAAACGGTACACTAAGAACATACTACTACGACAATCTCGGTAACAAGATCATTGTTAGTGAAGAAGCCGGTACAGTTGATTATGATACTGGCGAGATCACAGTGAATGCTATTCAGCCTAGTGATATTGTTTCAAACGACTATTACGACACAGATGTTCTAACAATGAATATCGTATCTGGTACAGAAATCATTCAGCCATTGAGAAACAGAATACTAACAATGGATGAAAACAATATTCAGACAATTCAGATTGAAATAGTAGCGGAAAAGTAATTAATGTCTGCATCCAATAGCAAAACATCTCTATTAGTTTCTGGACAGCTTCCTGCTTTCGTTAGGGAAGAGCATGAGACTTTTATCAAGTTCATGGAGTATTACTATAAGTCATTAGAGCAGGAGAATGAAACACTATATCTCTCCAAGAACATGCTTCGTAACTTAGATATTGATCAGCTATACCAACACGTTCTTAATGTGCACACTAATGATCAAAATGTTAGAGATGATTATGATTACATCTCATTCCTACAAAAGATGTATGACACTTTCATTAAGTATATTCCGGACAATGTTCTTGCTGATAGAACAAACATACTCAAACACGCTAAAGAGTTCTATCTATCTGCTGGTTCAGAAAGATCAGTTCGGTTTCTAATTCAGGCTCTATTCAACAAAGAAGCCACACTATACTATCCAAAGACAGATATTCTTAGAGCATCTGATGGTAAGTGGTTTATTGAAAAGTCTCTCAAAATTAGAGATGTTAAAGTTAATAATGTTGCTAATGGTATTGCTGTTACTAACTTTGGTAATACATTCATTAAAGGCATAACATCAAACGCTACTGCTATTGTTGAGAAAGTTGATACTTATTACGATAAAGGTCAACTTATTTTTGAATTGAAACTCTCCAACATCTATAAAGAGTTTTTGAATGCGGAAGAAATCTTTGCTTATTACACCGAAGAAGGTGTTGATAAGTATCTAACAGCAAATCTCTTCTCAGGTACTATTACATCAGCGCAAGTTATCTCTGGTGGTGAAGGTTATACAGAAGGCACAACTGTTCCTATTGTTAGTAACACAGGCACTGGTGCTCAGG